CCTCGGCCATACGCGGGACTTCGGCGCTGTACTTGCCCATAAGTACGTTGAACCTTGTTTTCCACGTTTCGTGGTCAGGGTCTTCCGGGTAACCCGGCAACTTTGGGTGCAGCTCAGTAACCGGAGTTTCCTGAGCCAACTGTGTTTCAACGGGTGCAACCGGCGTGTCCGGGACTTCGGTAACTGCGGCCGGGGCTTCCGGTGTCGCGGTCATCTGGTCGCTCAACGCATTTGCGTTGTCGAGCTGGTCCTGTACGGCCTTGGGTAGTCTGGTGTTCATTGTGAGCCTCTCGGTATTCACGGGTTTTGGAGTGCCTTAGCCTACTTGGTATTAAGGCGCTTGAGTATTTCGGGTGCTTCTTTGTGCGCTTTGAGAACCGTCGCGTAAGCGCCGGCCTCGCCTTGCAAAATGCCGAACCGATCTGCGGAGCAGCGCGTCAGCATTTCTTTTACCTTCTCTCGCTCGGCTTCGATCCAGCTCATAACCGTCTCGAAGTCAGGGTTGCCCCTTAGCGATGTGAGAGAAGCATAAACTTTTTTTTCGTCAGTGCCTAGCACTTCTTACCTTTCGCGGGCATCTTGCCTTTCATTGGCATTTTTTCTGCCATCGGCATCTTGCCTTTCATTGGCATCTTCGATTCCTTCTTTTCCTCTTTTTGGAGGAATGCTGGCAGGGGTTTTTTCATTTCACTTACCTTTCTTCGGGAATGAGCGTCCGTCACCAGACGAAACTTTGCCGCCGTCGGCGCGGCCGGGAAGCACAAACTGAGTGTTCAAGGGACTTGTTGCGGGGCGTGCCCCAGCGAACGCGGGATTTCTTACCGGGGGCGTTACGGATCGGGTGGGGGTCGGCAATACCGCGGCGTTGGGGGCAAACGCAGCAGACTGCGTGTTGCTGAGCTTGTTTCTCCCGAGAGTTGCCATGCGAACCATCTCGCGTTGCGTTTCACTGGCGCTTGGAGACAGCCTTACCGGCATATTCCCCGAGGGGGTAAACTCAGGAGCAGCGTCAATTACCGCTTGCGCCTTCGCCTCTTGAAAGACCTTCTTGGCCTGCTGCGTAGGCTTGTGCGCCGAGCGATCCAAATCGAGCGTAGTTTGTGTTCCGGTTTCCGACTGCCCGCTTCGATCCAAACTCCTGACTTGAAGCTGCGATCCACCACGGGTGCCGGCGTTGCCGCTGGCTTGTCTTCCCCGAAGCCGAATTTACCGCCGCCAGCCAAGTACCCTGCGCCGAAGCCAAGGCCTGCTGCGAGTGCGCCTTTTCCCATGATATCTCCTTAGTCGTGCAAGAACAGGACGGTGCCGGTGCCGGCAACGACGGCGTGCAGACCGATGCTCAAGGGCACGGGTTCCGCAAAGATCTTGGTCACGCCGGCCGCAGTGCTGGCCGCGATGACGTCGACGACCGTGCCCGCTGCTGAAGTGTTGTCGTACACGGTCACCGCAGCGGCGGAGAGCGCCGTCGTCACGGTGTAGCCGTAGTAGTAGCCCTTGTTGCTCTGGACTGTACCGGTGGCCGTTACTGCTGTTTTACGTTCCGCCATTTGGAGCTCCTTATTTCTTGGTTGCGCGCTTGGCGCGTTCGCGATACATCTCCGCGTCCTCTTGTAGCATATTCGCACGCTTCTCATGCGAAGCGGCGGCTTCGTCGCTACCGATCCACAGCCTTCCCATTTTGCGCTCGGACGCGTCGGCTTCGTTGGCAGCAGCTTCGTTGGCGGATCGGGAATCTACTTTTGGCCCGACCTTTACTCTACCTCCGTCCGCCATGCAACGGGCTTTCTTTGGGAAACTAGGCATTTGGATCTCCTTCTTGCGGCGCTTGTTGTGCCGCTTGTGCTTGCTGAGCTTGTCGGATGGCAAGCTGTTGTGGGTTGGGGATCAACTGATCGATCGGCATGTCCAAACCCTTCGCGGTTTCCCGGAGGAGTGCGGCGCGACCTTCGATACCAACGATCTGGAGGTCAACCGGGTTTGCCGTGGCTTGCAGGAACTCGTTCCGGCGCTGCTGGAGAACGTCCTTCTGGGCCAGCGAGATGGCACCGCGTGCAACCACTTCCACGTCACCCTTGATATCCGGGTCCGGGTTGTAGAGCATGTTGTACGTAAACAACACTTCGATCAGCGGTTGAATGACGTCGCGGTCCATGTTCGCCAGCGAAAGCTTCAGCAGCTTGTTGGCGGCATCCATCAACATCGAGAGGCCCGACGCCGTGCGGCCGGCGCCGCCGACCTTGTCGCTGCCGATCATGTAGCGCGGAATCCCTGAGATCTCGTCGGCCAGCGTGTAGAACTTCTCGAACGTCCCCATCAATTCGTTGACGTTGCTGTTCGGCTGGAAGAAGTCGATCGGGGGCGCTGAGTTGCCCATTGGGTCGGCAGTTGTCTGCCACACTTTCCACGGGTACATCTGCGTAATCTTCTCGCCGACCGGGAGTCTGTCGACGTTGACCCACACCTGCGGGCCAGAGGCGATCGCCATGTTGTTCACCAGCGCGCGGAGCGCTGAGTTACACACGTCTTGGCAGTCTTCGATGTGGTCGTGAACCGCATTGCCCCAGATGGCGCCGGGGATCTTCTCCATCGAGGAGACGAAATACTGCTTGCGGCCCAGCGGGTCCGGGTTCAACTGCGCGCGAATAACCCAACGGCCGATCACCCAGACGTTCGCTTCGTAATCCGCCAACTCGTCTTCGACACCTTGCGTCAGGCCCCAATCGACCAGCATCTTGCCCTGCACGGAGCCTGAGAACTCAAGGGCGTCGAACGTCGACTCCGGGTCATCCCAGTAATTCTTGTTCTCCAACTGCTCGCGCTGCGTGTCGGAGGAGTCGTCGAGCCAATTCTTCAGCCCGCTGGTGCCCAGCTCGCTCAACACTTCGCGGATCTTCTCTTCGCTGTAACCGGGGACACCGATCAAACCGTGGAGCTGGCGCCGCGTCAGGCTGTGGCGCTCGATGCAGTAGCCGTCATCAACGTGGCTGATACCCGGCGCCGGGTAGAAGTCGAACGGGCTGACCGAGGAAAACTCGTACATCAGCTTGTCTTGCAGTGTCGGTGCGCCGTTTTCCCACACGATCGAACGCTTCTTACGCACCACCGGGGCTTTCAGGATGGCGCTCTTGAACGTGACGAAGTTGTCGATAAAGTCAGAGATGGCGCCGTAGGCCCCGCCTTCGACCATCTGGTCTTGGATGCGCTGCTCCATGCGGGCGCAGGCTTCCTTGGCTTCGTCCTTGGCGCGGTCTTCGGCTTGGACCAACATCATTTTCTTCTGCTGCTCGATCATCTCCGGCGGCACCGGGGTGCCTGTTTGTTCGAAGAGACGAATGTCTTGCGCCACTTGGGCTTCGACTTGCGCCTTGTAGTCGTTGGCGAGCGCCGGGTCCGGCGTTGGGTTCAACGTCCACGGTTTCTCGTTCGTGTTGTTCAGGTAAATGTCTTTGATCCACGACGCTGCGCCACGGATCTTGGTGCTGGTCACGCGGGCGTAGACTTCCGAACCGCCGAACTGTTTGATCTTGGCGAGCTTATCTGGCTCGTACTCCCCCTGCCGCGCGCGTAGCGCTGCGAGGAGCTGGTCGTTGATACTCCGGGTCTGCCCAGAGCCTACGGACTGCTTGGCGCTCTTCGCCGCAGCCCAGCATTTCTTGACATAACCAGCGAGCCCGTCGAGCAACTGCTCCCGACTGGCAGACTCAGAGCGCTGCAACGCAGCTTCCTGAGCGTCGATCTGGGCATTACTCTGTACGTTGAGAAGGCTCATGCGGGTTCCTTGAAATTTGTGGCTTTATATCACGTCTTTTGGTCTACGTCCATCCGCCAGAATTTACCGCCACCGTCTCACGGGCTTGGTTCTGGTGCACGCCGGAGACCGCACCTTCGATCAGCATCGAGAAATACTGGCAGCTATCCGCGAGGTGAGAATGTTCGTTCTTGTCCGGGGTCTCGTCAAGGGAGCCGTCTTTCTTGGCTTTGTACTTGTACCCGCTGCGGAAGCCCTTGATGAGCTGGGTGCAGCTCGGGTCGATCAGGAACGCGGCCTTGCCATTCACCTGACGCAGCAGGAGGGTCTCCACCGCGCGCAACCTTGGTGCGATGGCGTTGGTCGACGGCCGTACGGCACGGAACCCGGCTTTCTTCAGCACATCGGCGCAGGACTCTTCGTTGATCTGGCTTTTCGCCCAGCCGGCCGGGTCACCGGCGACGAGGTACGGCATTCCGGGAAACCTGCTTGCGAGAAGCGGTTTCAGCTTCGTGACGATGAACTGCTCCAGCCCCATGTTCTCTGACACGAGTTCGTCGTACACAAGGATCTGGCCCATCGCGTTGCGCTGACCGATCGTCGCCGCCGGGGTGCGGCCGAAGTCCATCCCGATCACGATCGGGTGCGAGGCGCTGTTGAACGCAATGAGCGGGGTCTTGGCAACGTGGAATTCTTCGTTGAACGTCCGGTCGTACACCGGTTTGCCGACGAGCGTGCGGCCGAACTTCCCGTGGACGTAGTTGTCGATCCAGTCTTCGGTCTTCCCTTCGCACAAGTTCTCGTAGTACCCGTCCGGGAGGAACTGTGTCCAGTCTGCGTCAGGCGAGAGACCTGACGGCTGGATCGTGACGTGCATGTTTTTCGGCGGCTCGGTGAGGATCTTCTCCCAGAACGAGTCCATATCCGGCGGGTTGGTGGCGCCCCACACTTTGTGTATCTGGTTCCCGGCATCGTCGCAACAACCAACGCCGTTCATCGTCTTGTCCGGGTAGCGTCCGAGTCGCCCCGTCAGCGCGTTATAAATGTCCGGGTGGATTTCCCGGAATTCGTCCATGAAGCCAAACGAGAGCTGCAAGGAGAGTAGGCGACGAACGTCGTTTGCGTCATCCAAGCCACGGAACAAGACTTCGCACTCCACGTCGTCGAACCGGAGGATGAACTTGCTCTCGGTTTTCTGCATCGTGCCCGCCGGCCCGTCGGGGTACCACTTGACGAAGTCCGGTATGGTGGCGTCATAAAGCATTTGTCTCGTATTGCGAATTACTGCACAGCGGGAGCGCCGCACTCCGTCGTGGCACTTGGCGATCCGCTTGGCCTCATAGGCAATCTTCATGATTGCGGCCGTCGTCTTGGAACTCCCGACCGGACCGACAATGAAATTGGAGAACTTGTCTGCTGTCAGGAACGGCACCACGGATGGGGCCGGAGTATAGACGGTGTTTGCCATCAGAATTCCCGATCCAAGTCGAACATGCTGCTCTCCATCACCTCTTCAACGAACGCGTACTCGGCCTCCAAATAGGCGTCTTGGGGCTGTTTTTGCTTGTTTTCTGTGAAATTCGTCTGAGCAGGGGTCGAATTTATCCCTATTTCGACCGGCGTTGAGCTTCCCGGCAGGACGATTTGTATCGAAAATCCGGCGTTTCCACCTGCCTGAACGGTCTGTTTTGGCTCCAAATCACCCAATTTCGCGAGTGTTTTCGTGATATCGATGACCGCTGAGGTCGCCGTTTGGCTGCTTTTCCCACGTACGTAGAGGTCGTCGAGCAGATCATGGGCGAACATCGCTGCTTTTAGCCGGGTAGTGACACCACCAGCAAGGAGTTCGGTCTGCTTGGCTTCAAGCTGCTTGAGGAACGCGGGGTTCGCGAGCAGCGAACGGGCTTTTTCCTCGTCTTCGAGGTGCCTTGTCAGGACGTCGATCGGCGCCTCCATGCCACACGCTGCTTGGAGCATGATTTCCGGGGGGAGGCTGAAGTCTGCCAGCGTCATCGGTGACGTATTGGTTAGTTGGTTCATGGCGCCGTTGTATCACGGATTTGTGTAA